CCAGACGGAACCTCATCCGAACGGCGGGTATCGCCCTGCGACTCAGTAAAGTTACGTTTCACCTCACGGGGAGCCATCAACCTGATCTGCGACCCGATCACCAGAATGTCCTCAGCGACAACCGGGAACCCAGAAATGTTCTGAAGGTCATCAGCCTCAGCGAGAACCCTACCAAACGGGGCTTTATAGGTGATACGGATATCGCCGTTCGACACATCTGAGTCGATCTGCAAACCGAACGTAGACCCGAAATCCTTCGTCGGCATGTTCCGCAACAGTTTGTACGACGACACCTGCTTGTAGTCATCGGCACGATACCGGTAACGGACATCAATCAAATCGATAATGTCGAGAGCACCGGGCAGGTTCATCTGACGGTTAGACGAATTGTACGTTAGGTCCAGATTCTTCACTTGGAACAAACCGTTCACCGGGCTTGACAAGTCCGCCAACTCATCGTTCACTGCTTCAAGAATCTGGTTACGAGGGAACCTGGGGTTGATAGTACACACCGAACCGCCCGTGTGGGCTGCCGCAGTCGTACCATTAAAACCCCGCTCAATCGTCAAAGTCTTAGAAACTTCGATGACATCCCAAACGTAAACCTGCTCAGACCCAATCTCAATCACAGACCCCTGACGCACCGAACCAAGGTCGTAAGTCAGAACGCACGAAGTAGCCGTCGCCGTAATCGTGGCAGACAGTTTGTTCCGTTCCTCAACAACCCCAGACAACAACTGTCGCTGGGTGCGGGTAATGATCTGGGCAGTAGTAGACACTTACTTCTTCTTCTTAGCGGCTTTCTTGCCCATCTTCATAGGCTTGCCCGACTTCTTCGCTTCCATCTTCGCAGCCTTCATACCGGCCTTCGAATACGAGAATTCCTTTTTACCGACCATCGGCATGACAACCTCCTCAGGGGACAGTCAGATATTAGCACCGAACTTTTCGTCCAGCCGTTCTGCGTATTCAGCGGCAATCTGTGGCACTAACTGCTGTATCAGCCCGTTCATTGCTCGTTGTGCTGATGCAGGGTCGATGTGCTGGAGGTAGAGGACTTTGGGGATGTGGGCTATCTGGGTTGCGAGGGCTGTGCGGACGATGAGTTCGTAGTCGTCGGCTACTCGCAGGTTCGGGTTGTGGCCTCCGACAGCGTGGTAGGTGGATGCCCGCCATGCCCGTACATGGTTCGGGGCTGAGACGATGTGGCTGAGGGTTGTGCGGTTTATTGGGACCCGGCAGGCCCAGACTTGCAGCGTCTCGTCCCAGTAGTGGGAGCCGTAGCCGAGGCCCCAGCCGTCCGGGTAGCGCAGGCTGGAACCGTCCGGGTAGACCTCTGCGCAGTCCGAGTAGGCGAACCCGACAGACGGGTCTGTGAAGGCTGTGGCGAGTTCCTGGAGGCAGTCTGGGGTCAACTGGTCGTCGTGGTCCAGTTCACAGAGGATGTCTCCGAGGCCGAGGCTGAACGCCATCTTTTTGACGTAGCCGATGTTGCCGCCCGAGGGGACATGGGGCCGGAAGTAGCGGATTCGGTACCGTTCGTCGGAGCACATGCCGTAGACCTGCCGTGGGACCGCATCGGTGGTCGAATCGTCGTAAAAGACGACCTCCCAGTCGGTGTACGTCTGTGCCTTCAGGGAAGCCCAGAGTCGGGCGAGGGTGTCAGGCTTCGTGTTGTACGTCGGGCTGACGACAGAAATCACTCAGGTTGCCACGGTTCAGGTGTGTTGCCTTCGGCAAGCCACGCTTGATATTCCGGTATTTCATCTGCCAATCCGGAGATAACTGACCCATCGTCTTTCTTACATAACACACGTTGTTCATCGGAGAAGATTGTTGTGTACGTGTACCACATCACAGTTCCGCTCCTGTCACATCGATATATGTAGACCCGGAAGAGAACAACAACGCTGCATCACCATTTGTAAGGTTGAAACTTCCAGAGCAACTAAGACCAAGTTGTGTCGTATTACCGTTCGCCCATGCAACTGTAATGCCTCGTCCGACTCCACCGGCGTCGAGAGCAACAAATGTTCCGGATGTTGTGATTCCTGTTGGTCCAGTTCTCATCGGAACGATAAGCGGTATTACTGCAACCATTCCATTAGTCGGAACTACTTGACCTGTTGTGTACCAAGTGTACGCAAGTCTCTGGAAATAACGAAGGCACTCACGAAGTTCTTGCTGGTAACTCTTGAACTCGAACGGTGCAGCAACCCCACCAACATTCAACTGGACACCAGTAACCTGCCAGTAGTTGTTAGTGGCGGCGGCGACGTTGGTTTGACCAGCCGCACGGTTGGCGTTTGTTACTGATGCCCACGACGTATTCAACGTGCCAGATGAATAGCCGCTACCAACGCTTAACCACCAAATTGCAACTAGCGACAAAGCATTATCGTTATCAAACGCCCCTGTGGTGTCTGCGGGAAGAGTAAGGGTCTTGAATTCCCATGTGCCAGAGGCGCTAATTGTGTAGGACTTGCTGACTTGGCGTGTGTTGTCAACGTCATACAACTCAAAGATGTGAGTACCCGTGACGTTTGATTTTACCCAAAACGAAATAGTGAATTGTTCAGCAGATGAAGTTCCCTTGCGGAATGCCTGCAAATCTTGACCTTCAAGAAGTTGAGCAATTTGGACACCATTGTTGCTGGCAGGCGAGGCACTAGCCGTCGTGCAAAGCATTTTCAGAGATTTGCGAAAACCAGAACCCGTGGGTGCATCATTTTCGACTGACTGTGTCCATGTGCCGTTGACAACTTCTGGACTTTGCATTTTCCAACGGTCAGCGGTGTGATAACCAGCGGTGGTAATGCTGGCAACGCTGTTACTCCGTTGCGCCACCTGCATCGCACCGTTATACAAAACATTCCGCTGCTGAGTCGGCGCAAGAAACTGCCACGCAGCCCCATCCCAGTTATGCATCGTCCCGGTATCGGTTTGGAAAATCAGTTGCCCAAGGTACGGGGTTGTGGGGCGGGTGGTTGAGGTAACCACCCCAGGTCGGAGGCCGGTTGCGCTACTAGAGATGCTCATGGCTGCTCCTCCTCAACAGGGCCTTCCTCGGTCCAACCTGAAGCCAGCAAAGCCTCGTACTCCTCGTCGGTCATTTCACGCACTTCAGTCGTCCCGGTAAGTGCGTCGTGGAATGTTGCAGATGGGCGTTTCATGACATCCTGTATCCGTAAACGATGGCTTTTCCGTGGGTAAACGTATCACCCGAGCAAATAATTGAAATCCCGGTGTATGAGTTTGTTTGGTTGTGCCAGCCGCCAGAAGCACGGAAAAACCCTCCAGTGGTTCGTGGGTCAGATCCCTGCGCCGTAAACATTGTCTGCACGGACAAAAACGGGTTGCAAATATCTATCACTCCGCCGCCGTAATTGGTTGAATCAGCAACAATTGCCGGTCGAAATACAGATGTGTTCGAGGCTGTCGTCGCTGTTACGTTTTCAAGATGGGTCCAATAAAACGACGTATTGTACCCAGTTGTAGTCGTCGGTAAAAATGCCAAATCGACAAATCGTGCCCCAGTGTTACATTTAAGACCGCTAATGACGATGCGGTACGAATCGTAGGTTCCGTTAAAGCAATTGGAGATGTTTACGGATGCGCCGCTGAGGGTTGTTTGCGTGATGTATTCCAACCCGACTGGGTTCGCTGTGCCAGTTGAAAGAAATACCCACGCCGACCCGTTCCACACCAGCACCTTGTCCGTGTCCGTCTCGTAGATGACCTGACCTTCATACGGGCTGGCGGGGCGTGTCGAAGAAGTGCACACCCCAGGGCGGAGACCGGTCGCAAGATTAGAAATACTCATGGGATACCAACCACGGTTATTTTACGATAATCATACGAACCGCTTGCTGTCACGTTACAACGATAACGCATCGTAAACGTGTTCGAACCAGCCGTCAACGTCGTCAACAAATAGGTTACGCTCGACATGGTTGCAGCCGAAATTGCGCCAACAGACGCCGAGTTATCGTCAATCGCAGCAATGCTTGATGCCCCGCTAACCGCACATCCAACAAAATTGTAGTTTCCAGCGCAAGAAATTCTGGCTGAAATTGTGATGAGGGCTTTCGTTCCTGTTTGCAGTGTGACTGCTGGGTCAGTACCAGATGATGCTGCAAATGCTGTACCTGACGGGTTGTTAACCGAGGCGTTCTGTGTGTCTGATTGTGGGGTGAGGCATACCCATGCTGAGCCGTTGTAAACAAGCAACTGGTCATTATCTGTTTGGTAGATGAACTGTCCCTCGTATGGGCT